GATGCAATTCTGATGTGTGAGAAGCAGAGGAACGGAGAGGGCGAGGAGTGGTACACGCTCTTTTACGAGCGCGAGAGTCAGCAGTACGTTGAAATCATAAATGCAGGAGCGATGACGTGGAACTAACTTTACCTTGGCCGCCGAGCCTAAACACCTACTGGCGGACCTTTCAGGGCCGGATGATTTTGTCGGAGAAGGGCAGGATCTACCGACAGTCCGTAATGGAGCAGTGCCTGCTACAGCGGATAGATACGTTCACCGGTCCGATCAGGATGGAGATCGTGGCCTTCCGCCCGGACAACCGTAAGCGTGATCTCGATAATCTTCTCAAGGCCGTGCTCGATGGAATGGCGAAGGCTTTGATTTACGAAGACGACTCGCAGATCCGGGACTTGCGGATCCGTTGGGGCGACACGATCGGCGGGATGCTAAAGGTCACGATCAAGGAGATGCCGTGATTGATCCCAACGACGCAATCGAATTCATTTTCAAGCAGGGCAAGGTCTACGCCAAAGCAAAGTCCGAGCGGATCTACCTTGAAGAATATCGCAAGAGTTTGAAGGCAATCCTGATGAAGGGGAGTCTAGAGAGCGCGGTCAACGCGCAGGAGAGGGATGCATACAGTCATCCCCAGTACATCACGCTGCTGGATGGATTGAAGGCAGCCGTGGAGACAGAAGAGGAAGTGCGTTGGGCATTGGTCGCCGCACAAGCAAGGATTGAAATTTACCGTACACAACAGGCGTCAGCACGCCACGAAATGAGGGCTACGTTATGAAGCAGCACGCATGGAGAGATTGGTGGTCAAAGACCCACGGGAACGCCCCGGCGGGGAGTTACAACCCGCTAGAGGCTCACGTCTTTGAGGGATGGTCTGCCGGTTGGGATGCCGTAACTAAGGAATCTCAACTTGAGATTATGCACTTAAAAGCTCAGTTACTCAGAGTTGGGAACCATGAAGGAGCCTACAAGGCTGCCTACTTGGCTGGTCAGATGTCAGTGAAGGAGAAGAAATGACCAGAGAAGACATCATCCGCATGGCTCGGAAGGCTAGGATGCCGTACTTTTACGGAACTTGGGAGATTGCCAATCTTGACGGTCTTGAACGCTTTGCTGCCCTTGTTGCAGCGTATGAGCGTCCGTGGGTTGGGCTGGATGACGATGAGTACCAGACCATTCTCGGTCAGCTTGGTGACGCTGGGTTGCTGGCGTTCTACACCTTGATCGAATCCAAACTTCGGGAGAAGAACGGTGGCTGAGTTTCCGGCAACTTCGCACAATTGCCAGCAGTGCCGGGTACGAAACGCAACCCACAAGGTTCCGACATCTAACGGTCAGTCTTTCCGTTGGAAGTGTGAGACGTGTTTTAGAAAATCTGCCCCAAGTGGGTTCAAGGAGAAGTTAGCGTGATAGTGAATGGAAAAATCATCAAGGACTGGGATAAGTCTCAGATCTCAACGGCTTACCAAAAGCCAAATCAGTTTCAAATAATCACTTGGGACATGGGCCGGGTTCAGAGTTGGCTTCTTGGCCAGAAACCGCTGGCTCGCACCTTTATCGAGAAGGTGATCAGATGAGACGGTTCATATGCTGGCTGTTCGGCCACAAAAACGTCATCAGTTGCATTGATGCCCACTACCGATATACGCATGATCGGTGCGAGCGGTGCGGCGTTAATTTGCCAATTGGACAACACAAATTCTATGAGGATTGGTCATGAGCGGCGGACATTTTGACTACAAGCAGTTTGAATTGCAGAAACTTGCGGATGAAATCGAGCAGTTGGCGTTAGAAAACGCAACTCAGAACTGGGACGAACCGTACAGCCCGGAGACGATCGCCGAGTTCAATGAGGCCGTCAGGCTGCTGCGACGGGCGTACATCTACGTCCAAAGGATTGACTGGCTGGTTTCTTGTGACGACAACGAGGCCACGTTTAACAAGCGCCTGCACGCACAACTCAAGGAGCAAGAATGAGGGATGAGGTAATTGCTGCGCTCACCGGCGCAGGCGAACTGACGCTGCCGCAGATCAAGGTGACGGGTAATCGTCGAGCGCTCGTGAACTTGATGACGAAGATGTGCGAAGAGGGTCAGTTACACCGGCGGATGGTGTCGGGTCCCAAGGGAGACCTCTGGGCATATGTCGCGGTAGATACGTCGGGTCCGTACCTTCGTGGAGAGCCTGACTACTGCTACTACTTGCGGACACTTGGCAATGAACAAGTCGGAGCGTGAGCACCTCAGCCGGGTGGCAGCGCTCGGCTGTATGGTGTGCAGAAGACTCTACGGCCCCCATGATCCGGGGCCTGTAGAAATCCATCATAATAGGGCCGGCACCGGGGCTGGCAGGCGCGCTAGCCACTTCGATGCGTTCGGTCTGTGCGTAGAGCACCACCGCGGGAACAGCGGCGTACACGGGCTAGGAACCAAGGGATTTGCCCGTCATTACGGCTTTGACGAGGCCGATCTTCTGCAGGACGTGCGCGATCTACTAGATTAGGGTTTCCCCTAGTAAATATTTTTGCCAAAACCCCACACAAACGATTTTAGCTGTGCCACTATTCGTTCATGCACTGCAGTTCGCGGGGCACAAAATCGAAGGAAAGCGAAATGAACAACGATCTTCAACTGAACAGCATCGACACCCTCGGCGCACTGCTCGCACAGATCGCTGACTTGACCAAGCAAGCTGACGCGATCAAAGACGCCATCAAAGAGTCTGCAAGCGCAGGCGGCGACAAGGTTGTGGAAGGTGCTCTGTTTAAGGCCACCTACGTTGAAGCAAACCGCGAGACGTTCGACAAGGCCAAGTTTGTCAAGACTCTCGGTGAGGATGTCTACAAGCAGTTCACTAAGGTCTCGGCAGTGTTCAGCGTCAAGGTCACCAGCAAGTAAATCAACCGCCCCCTACGGGGGGCACCAAGGAGCGAATCATGATCAATCTCGACGTTCACCAAGTAGAAAACATTGAAGTTGTAAATCGCGTGTTCAACACGTTCAACGTTTACGAATTCACCTTCACCGACAAGGACGGTCGCAAGACTACGGTGAAGGCGTTTACCCAGCGGCAGGAGCAGTTGGAAATCCAACGCATTCCCGATGAAGACTGCCGCAAATAATTTTCAACAAAGCCCCTTCGGGGGCGTTAGGAGCAACCATGTTTTTAGATGACTACGAAGCGGAATTGATGGCTAAGTTCAGGGCTTTGACGCCAGAGCAATTGGCAGCGGCCGAGGCAAAGCGGCAGGAGATGAAGGCTTGGGATGCAGCCCATACTGCGATTGAAGACCCGATCGAAGAAAACGAAGAAGAGTGATTGATTTTTTAACCCTGTCCCCTACGGGGGACAACCCATGGAGAGTAGCAATGGCAACTTACGAAGCACTGAAAGCACAAGCAGATCAATTGATGAAACAGGCGGAGGAGATGCGCAAGCAGGAAAACCGCGAGATCATTGCGGACGTCAAGGCGATCATTCGCGAGAAGGGAATCACGGCTGAGCAACTCGGCTTTGCCCCTGCAGGAAAGGGCAGCCGCAAGACAGCCCCGGCCAAGTACCGTGACCCGGTATCAGGCGCGACGTGGGCAGGCCGCGGCCGCACCCCAAAGTGGATCAACGGCAGTCGCGAGGAGTACGCACTGTGAAGAGCGAATACCACGCAGGCATGGACGCTGGAGAGGCCCTGATCATTGCTGAGATCGAGCGCCTTGCTGGCGGGGCTGAGACGCCCCAAGAGCAGGCCATCCTGATCAGCCTGCTCAACCACTTAACCCTCAAGTATCCAGAGGCGGAGCCAGTCTAAAAATATTTTTATCAAAAGGGGTTGCGAGCCCCTTTTTTGTGTATACTGACTTCACTGCACTAACGCAGCAACATCGAATCAGGAGCGAATCATGAACAACTTAGCAAGCCGCCTAGTCAACGTAATCGACTACCACCCAACGATCGCCAAGGCGATCATCGAAGACCGTTCGCGGCTTCTTGGGACCACAACCCACAAGTGCTTTTTTGTCTTCGAGGACAACAGCGTGATCGTGCGTGACGGCAACGGGTTCTGGTACACAGAGACCCTTGAGTTCGCGAACGACGAGATCAGCGAGAACTGGCTCTAAGTCAACCCGGCCCCTACGGGGGCCCTTACCGGAGGAATCATGACTAAGCGTAATCCGGTAGTCCGGGACTTGATCCAGCGGCCTCCCCGTGGGGCCGGCAAGCACCGCGATCGACGCAGGCAACTGCGAGAAAACGACACGGAGAAAGAAAATAAAAATATTTTTGCTAAAGCCCCCACACGGGGGTTTTTTTATGAGAGTATCTGTCTACGGTCACTTTGATCGCAACACAGCGAAGGAAATAAAATGCTTGCTTCAATCTTCAACGCACCTGCAAAGCGCTTCATCCTGATCATGCACACCGAGGCATCGATCACCAGCGAAGTTCTCCGACTGACCTTCTCCTCGAAGGCAGAGGCAAAAGCAGAGGCCAAGCGCCGCGGCCTGAAGGCTTGGAACTACTAATCAAACCGGGGGCTCCGGCCCCAACCAAACCAAGAGGCCCTACGGGGCCTTTTTTGCGAACCCACTGGGAACCAACAAGGATCCATCTTGGTTCCATGAAGGTTCCCGCATGGTTCTAGCATCAATCTAGAATGTCCTGTAAAATCAACACTCCAACGCAAAGAGACTGAAACTATGTCGGACGCGAACAACTTAGAGGTAGAGGCTGAGATAGCCGATGGTAAGGTAGGGGCTTTCAAGCTCGCAAAGAAGGCCAAGAAAGCCGCTACAAAGATCGACGCTATCGGCATCGAAGAGATTGAGACCGCAATGGCCGCTAAACGCCAACAGGAGACCATTGAAGCGTTCTCCGGTGCTCAGGTAATGGCCGAGGCCGCAAAGAAGCGTGGCAGGCCATCCAAGTGGACTCAAGAGATCGAGGACGAGATCTGCGAGCGATTGTCCCGTGGTGAACCATTACGTGCTATCTGCAGGACTGAGGGATTCCCTGAGTGGAATACTGTGTATCTGTGGATGGAGACCCGCGACGGTTTTTCTGAACGGGTCGCCCTCGCGCGTGAAAATGGCGTAGAGGCTATTGCCCAAGATACGTTAGCGATGATTGATGCGGAGCCGCGGTATGTCGAGGATTCCAAGGGTGGAACCCGCATAGATACTGGGTATGTGCAGTGGCTGAAACTCAGGACGGAGCAGCGGATGAAGTTGCTGGCGTGCTGGAGCCCTAATAGATATGGCAACAGGGTTCAGGTGGCCGGGGATAAAGACAACCCCCTGCAGATGAACATCCAGACCAGCGAGATGTTCGAGAGCATCCTTAAAAATGCCGAGATGACGCGGCAGATCGAAGAGTGACCTCCCATTTTCACCCTCTTTTTGGGGGTCAAAGTGGGAAATTGTCTCGATCGCTCGCTGGCCAGTACCGATGAAAGTGGGAAATCCCGTCAAAAGTGGGGGAAAACTGCCTCCGGACGTGGTTGAGATCCTCAAAGACCCCGATACCAAGCGTAAATTCCTGACGCTGCCGGTTGAGCAGCAGGTTGCTTGGGCATGGCGGATGAGGTGGCTTCAGCAGGCGCACAGGCACCAGATCATCCCTGCTGGTGACTGGTGGTCGGTCTGGCTTCTATTGGCCGGTAGAGGAGCGGGGAAGACCCGTACAGCCGCGGAGCAGGTTGGGTGGTGGGCATGGACCCAGCCCGGTACCCGCTGGCTTGTAGCGGCTCCTACGAGCAGTGACGTAAGGTCGACTTGCTTCGAGGGCGACTCGGGTTTGATGTCGGTCATTCCTTCGGCTTTAGTGTCGGACTACAACAAGGCGCTGCACGAGATCAAATTGACCAACGGGTCGCTGATCAAGGGCATACCGGCGAGCGAGCCCGAGCGCTTCCGGGGGCCGCAGTTTCATGGTGGGTGGTGCGACGAGTTGGCTGCGTGGGAATACCTGCAGGAGGCTTGGGACCAGATCCAGTTCGGGGTCCGACTCGGGCAGCAGACGCGGATCATCTGCACGACTACGCCGAGACCTAAGGACCTGATCATCGACCTGATCGGCCGGGACGGTGACGACGTAGCGGTGACGACAGCATCGACGTACACCAACCTCGACAACCTGTCTGCGAACTTCCGCAAGCAGATCCTGCAGTACGAAGGGACGACGCTAGGCCGGCAGGAGATCTACGCCGAGATCATCGATCCCGAAGAGTCGGGCATCGTCAAGCGGGATATGTTCAAGCTCTGGCCGGACGGCAAGCCGTTCCCGAAGTTTGAGTACATCATCCAGTCCTATGACGTAGCGACTTCAGAGAAGGTCCAGAACGATCCGACCGCCTGCATCACGTTCGGGGTATTCAAACCGCTCGACGGTCCAATGGCCGTGATGATCATCGACTGCTGGCAGGAGAGGCTCCAGTACCCGGATCTCAGGCCGCGGGTGATTGAGGAGTACGGCGCGGTGTACGGCGAAGGGAAGGAAAAGAAGCGGGTGGACCTGCTGCTGATCGAGGATAAGTCCGCGGGGATATCGTTGATACAGGACCTGCAGAGGGCGCACCTACCGATAAGGGCATACAACCCCGGGCGTGCTGACAAGATGCAACGGCTGAAC